CGTATTTATTCAGCTTATGGCCAAGAGCCATGGTATTGCATCCGTATTGGTAAAGTCGGATTCTCAGGCGATATTTTGGAAGATGCTTTCGAGTATTACAATTCTATCGTAAGCAAGCAACAACGCTTAATAGAGCGTACCTTTAGCCGTATATTCAGCTATTGGTATGAAGTAGTCAACCCCTCTAATGATTATAGTGTGGAACCATTAAAGTATGTACGAAATGCAGCAGTATCTAATAACAACAGATGAGGTATCGGCTTTGTCTCGCGGAATGTCTGTACATCTCGATCCTGACAAGATAGAAACCTACATCCGTGAGTCGGAGAATATCTACATCAAATCAGCGTTGGGAGACGAACTGTTCCTTGACGTGAAAAAAAATCCTGAAAAATACCAGCTACTGCTTGACGGAGGTACTTATGAAACTAAATGTAAAAAGAAGATAATCATCACTGGACTTCGCGTAGCTTTGGCTTATTATACCTATGCCTGTATTGTCAAAAATGGAGATGGGAATGTATCCCGTTTTGGCTTCGTGAACAAGGAAGGTGAATATAGCAGTCATACAGTATTCAAGGAAAAGATGATGGTGTATAGCGATGCATGTAGCATAGCTGACCGCTACCTGAAAGAATGCGTGCTTTACCTAAAAGAATGCGGTATGCCACTTTATAACGGTGAAGGGAAATTAAAATCTAATAGAACTGTTTTTCGTGTAATAGGAGAATGAGCGATTCTGTTGATATATTAAAGAAACTGGCTCTTCAAGTAAGAAACGCATCTACAGAAGGAGAGAATACAGCTGAAAGAATTGGGCGCATATTTATCGGGATTCTAGAAAACATGGATAATTCTGATATAGAAAAGCTCACCAAATACTTTTTGCGCAAAGATAAGGAGGATTCTACGAATTTCCTGCTATCCTTGCTAGGCGGAGTATTGATTAAGAATTATGCCAAGTTCGGTGACTTTATCCCCGGCGTTTCCGGAGGTTACATCGGTGAGGACGCCCGTGCCGAACTAGAAGAACTGAATCTTCGGACAATGGTAAAGTCAGACAATTTTAAGGCTGGTTCCCTTGGTACTGGATTTATGTTGAAAACAGATAAGAAAACAGGAAGATCGTACCTAGAAGTGGATGAGTTGTTTGTTCGCATACGCGCCCTGTTCACCGAACTTGAAATAAGAAAACTTACTTACGCTGGCGGAAATTGGATATTCAGTGCGGCCGGTATGACCTGTGAACGTGTTGAAGAACTAGAAGATGTTTACAGATGCTATTTCCCATCCATAGATGCAGAAAAGGAAGTAGAAAATGAGTTTAGAGCTGGAGATCAAGCTAGATGCCAAGAATTTAATGTAAAAACAGGAACAAGTCAAAATGTATCAAATAGATATTATTGGAGGCTTGTTGTTGGTGCAGGTGATAATTATATAGATTTAAGTAAAACAGATTGCGATTCCGGGAGTGATGCACCAAAGGCAGGTGACTCTATTGTACAATTAGGTAATCGTAGTGATAAAGGCAGACAAAATGCCATTATTATTTCTGCATACGGAGAAGGATCACCGTCCTTTACGCAACATAAAGGAATTAATTCATATAGTCTTAAAGGAACGGAGAAGACAAGGATATCTCCAGAAACAAATATTCTTACAGGGGAATTTCATTTTGAAACAGGTGAAAATGTAAAAGATGAAATTGATAGCGCAAAAAATACAGCCAATTCAGCTAATAATGTTGCTATTGCCGCAAATAAAATTGCAGAAGAGGCGAAGAAAAATGCTGATTTGGCAAAAAGCGAATCAGAAAAGGCAAATAGTTTATTAGCTGATATTGCAAATGATAATAAACTTACAGCACAAGAAAAGCACGAAACAAAAAAAGAATGGGATATTATTGTTTCGGAAAAACCTAAGAATGACGCTTCCGCTGATAAATATGGTGTATCAAAATCGGCATATGGCAATGCATATAACGCACTGAGCGGTTATATTACACCATTGTTAACCTCTTTATCAACTACAAGCGATATAGTAGGTACCGATTTTCGTGCTAAATTCAAGGCTTATTATGATGCCAGAACGGATTTGCTTAATGCTATATCTGCAAAAGCCAAAGAGCTAGTGGATGCTGCCAATAATAAAATAGAAAGTGTAAAAACTGAACTTTCCGCTGTTGATGGAAAAATAACTTTGGCAGTTAAAACAGCTAAAGAAGAAGCTATATCTTCATCTAAGGCATATACGAACTCCGAGATAAAAGTTGTAAAAGACCAAATTGCATTGAAGGTTGATAGTAAAACTTTCAATGCCTTGAATCAAAAAGTAACTGAGCAGGGGTCACAGATAACGCTCAATAAAAATAATATTGAGCAGAAAGTCAACAAATCAGATTTCAATGCACTTGGAACAAGGGTGTCTAATGCAGAAACAAAAATCACCCAAAATGCCAATGAAATTCAACAGAGAGCGACGAAGTCCACTGTTGACGCTTTGACAGGACGTGTAACTACCGCTGAATCTAAAATTACGCAGAATGCCAATAGTATATCATTAAAGATTACAGCTTCTGAAGCCACAAATATCGCGAATAATGCTGTAAACAATTTACAGATTGGCGGAACAAATTTGTTGGTTAACACAGACTTTTTGCACAATAGGGATTATTGGTCTGGCGGTGATGTGGATTCAAGTGTAACCTTGCAAGGAAGAAATTCTTTAAGAATGATAACATCAGGCCTTACGGGTGATTCATGGCGAGGTGGAGAACAGATCAATACACCTTATTTAATTGCAAAACAAGGAGATGTGTTTACCATAAGCTTATTCTCTCGTACAGACAATATCAGCTCATTCGACAGAGGGGCTAGTATGGAAATACGCTATTATAACTCATCCGGCGGCAGAATAACGCAGTCTGGTTTTAATATAAAACCTAGCACAAATAACACTTGGACCAGATTTGCAGGTACAGGCACGTGTCCTGCCGGTACTGTGAAAGTCAGTGCAGTATGGTATAACGTGAGAAATGGCAGAATATGGGTAAACGGCATAAAACTTGAAGTTGGTAAAAAAGCTACTGATTGGACAAGAAGCCCGCATGATTCTCCAACCACTCAAGATGTAAAATCATCATTTACGATTGATACTGGCGGTATATCCATGCTCGGAAAGAAATTATCCTTGACAGGTATGGTCACTTTCAATTCTCTTGCCAGCGATGCACAGGGGAAGATTAATACGGCACAGAGTACTGCAAACACAGCTAAATCAGCCGCTGAAACAGCTAAGTCTACTGCGGATGGAGCCAATTCAAAAGCAACAACAGCACAGAATACGGCTAATACGGCAAAGTCTACAGCTGATGCCGCAAAGACAGCAGCGGCAAATGCACAAAGTAGAGCAGATGCTGCTTATAATAAAAAGATAGAACTGGCACAACTTGGAACGACTGTAATATCTGGTGGCTTTATTAAAACAAGCCTTATAAAAGCAGATGAAATAATAGTAAGTAAACTAAGTGGTGCGACTGGTACATTCAAACAGTTGCAAGCTGTCGGTAGCGATGGAAGCGTAAAAGGAACACTCAGACTTGATGGAGATAGATTATGGTATGATGGTGACCAATATCAGCAAGGTACAAAAGATGGCCGTTCATTGCGTTACTATCTGTCTGACGCATGGGTTCGTGGTAATTTTGGAGCACGTACCAGAACCACGCTTCTTGTCCAGGGAAGCAGCGGCTATTTTTATCCGAAAGGTGCGGATAAAGCAGGTGTCTATAAAAGCTTTGAAAGAGGTACAGCGAGCGATGGTAGGACATACTATAAACTTCCATGTTATGGTACAGAAGGAGATTATTCTGGTATGCCTGTAGATCTAATTGTATTTAACGTAACATCATCAAATCAACACTTTTATGAATTGCAACTTGCAGTAACACAAAAAGTGAACATGATAAACTGCAATAATAATTATACAAATGTGCTTATATATTGCAATGGAAATTATCCTGGATTGCCAGGCGGTTCTGTACATTATGCATGGAATGTTTTGCCATTCATGAATCCGCAACCAACTGCAAATGTTCTAGGTAGAGGCTTATTGTTTGGAGGTTCTAATGATAATGATTGGAGATAAAGTATTATGAAAGAAGAAATAAAAGAAATAAAGAAAGATGCTAGTATGCAAGAATATACAATGAATATTAGTACTGATAATGCGGATTATTCTGTGGTATACATAGTAAAAAATGATTTGTTGGTGCAAGTCATAGCCAAGGTAAAAATAGCTGGTACTGATTTAGGAGAGCTGTCATACGAAAATGGTTATGTCAATACTATGAATTTTTCTATCAATGACTTGACACAGCAATTATACCTGAATGATTTTACAAAAATTGTATTCGGCATACGAGACAAAAATAATCTTACGATAATGATACAAATAGCTAAAAACGTATAACAACTTAAAAAAATAAAATTATGGAAGTAAAATCTGTTACAACAATCGTGAGTGCTGAGAAAACAACAGCCAATGCTCGTTATGATGTATCTTACTCAATTATCAAAGATGCATCGTCTGAAAATGCACAACTTCAGTCTGTCTCTGCTGATGTCTATGAGTTGCAGACACTTGAAGACCAAGTAAAACAAGAGAATTTTATAGGAAAGCTTGAAATGCAGTACGGCATAATGGTACCAACCCAGTTTCCTTTTTCCAATAAATATACTCTGTATGTATCAGAGTTTGTTGATATAATAAATGAAGTCACAGCCGATAAGTGATAACCGAGATTGTCGCAAATCCTGTTTATGAATCTGGGATACAGTGTGTCCCCGCATACAGACAAGGGTTTGTATCGGTTTACTGCCGTAAAGAGAATATTAATGATTGAAAGATGATATGAGAGATGTAATTTACAATTTTATAAATGAGCACATGATGATACACATTGTACTGATAGCCCTGTGTATCGCAGCCACTATCGGTGCAATGTTTGTGGATTTGGTCTCAGGAATAATGAAGGCCAAACAACGCGGGGAGGCAAGAACATCCACGGGGTATAAGAAAACAGCCATCAAGGCGAAGAAGTATTTCACCCCGTTCATAGAATTGTGCTTCATTGACCTGCTATGCTGTGTTGTTATCCCCTTCCCTGTTTTTTCAATGATCTGGACGGGTTACTGCATTTTCTGTGAGTTTAAATCAGTTCGTGAAAAAGCGTGGGAGAAAGAAGAGTTGCGCAAGGCCGAGAAGACAATGAGTGTGATCATCGAGAACAAGGATGATATCGCTAGGATGGTGGCTCAGATACTGTTTGATGAGGAACAGGGGGCAATCGGTAGGAATAATGAAAAACCGGCCTCGCCAGACCGGTAAACTCAGTTCTATTACATGAAAAACACGCTATGTTTTTGTGCAAATATAGCTATATTCTTTTTATGAAAAAACAAAAAGGAGGAAAAGAAATGAAGTTTTTTACGATTGCGGAACTCTGCAAGTCAACGACTGCTGACCGCTTGGGTATCAACAACAAATGCAGACAGGAGCATGTGACTGCTCTGACTGCCTTGGTGGATAACGTACTGGACCCGTTACGCACATGGTGGGGAAAGCCAATAACAGTAAACAGTGGCTATCGCTGTCCGGAGCTTAATGCGGCCGTTAGGGGAAGTAAGACCTCGCAGCACATGAAGGGGGAAGCTGCTGATATTGACACTGGAGACAGACAGCAAAACAAGCTGTTATTTGAATATATCCGCAAGAACCTGCCCTATGATCAATTGATTGACGAGTCTAACTTCGCTTGGGTGCACGTCAGTTATCGGGCTGACGGGGATAACAGGATGCAAGTTCTTAAGTTGTAGACTATGTTGGTTAGAGTTATGAACTGGGTAAGCCGGCATATATTGCTGGCTCCTTTCATGTGTTTGTTCCTGTTGTTCGGATCATGTGGCAGCTCGCATAAGGCTGTCAAGTCCGATGTAGAAGTAATCAGGAAGGATAGTACCAGTGAATCTGTCAACATCGTATACGGATCAAGTACGTCTTTGAGCGAACTCATTACCACTAATGGCAACTACGTGATTAATTTTCGGATTTATGATACAAGAAAACCGCCCGACAGCCTGACCGGGAAACCTCCGTTATTGGCGGACGGGCAAATAGAGGGAAATTTCAATCAGGCAAAAGACAAGAAATCGGTTATAAACGATACTATAAAACTCAATGCCGACAAGAAACGCTCTTCCGATATCCATGAGAAAGAGTACACTGAAATGATGAAGGATAAAAGAGAATCCAAATTGCTTGAACAAATAGTTCTGACATGTGTTAGTGGGGCAGTTCTTGTTGTTATCGTACTGGCGGTGGTCAGGCGACAACGTGGAAACGATTTCTTATAATAAGACTTTAAATTTATGATTAAGACTTCCCAGCTTGTGATAAGTCGGGAAGTTTTTTTATTTCCATGAACAATTCGGTTTTGCCTGTGTTTGTGTAACCGTACTGATTATTGTTGCGCTGTTGGCGAAAAAAACATTGGCGTAATAATGATTCCTCATAATAAAACTTGAAATTCATAAGTTGAATACTCTGGCTCGTGATGAGTCGGAGCTTTTTTATGGATAAATCCGACCAATATTATTCCGTTATCTTTAGAAGCAAGTAATTGTTATAATAGCAAAGAATATTTCCCGATGTTTGTACCATAACAAATAAATAGATAATTATGGAAACAAACATTTTATTTGCTACGATTATTTTTGGAATTATTTGCATTATGCATAGAATGATGAAAGATTGATTAAAAATAATTTGCATTTACAATAAGAGACTGATCCTTTTCAATTTTGGATCAGTCTCTTTGTTGACTATTAATCACAAACAGGACGAACTACTGCACCCTCCCAACGAAAGATACCTCCCATCATTGTTCCATATTTGTCATTATTGAATCCTAAATAATAAGCATTGGAAGATACATCGTCGTGTATTGATGCTGTCCAATACCAAGCTTTAGACCATCCACCTAATACATTCTCACCTTTATACTTAACAGCAGGAAGAAATATACTGTTTCCATTAGGACCGGTTATAAGCAGCCCTCCAACACCATGATATTCAATCCATTTCTGCTTACATTTTTTTAGTTCTGCACATTCATCATAAGTTGGCATACGCCAATTGCCTCCCCATCTTACATGTGCCACATCATAATTCGTTCCACTGATGTTATTGCCGATATTGACAAACTCCGCGTAATTCATACAATCTCCTCCTTTGCAATCAGGTAAAATATAATCTCCACTTTCATCTAAATCTTTCCAATAATCATAAAGACATATATAAAATGAAAACAAGCTCCAAATAAATATAGATAAAATAGCTATATATCAATAATTTACATA